CATCAGCACGGAGTCCTTGCCTCGCGGGCCAGGGCCTGTGACCATGCCGCCCTCAGCGGCGCCGGGAACCTTCGAGATCAGCGACGAGATGATCCCGAACACGATCCCGCCAGCGGCCAACCCGGCGACCATGCCGACGATGCCCTTGCTCGACTCGCCCGCGATGACGCCGGCCATGGCCTCGGCTGCCTTCGCGAGCAGGATCGTCGACAGGCGACTGAGGATATCGGACACCAACGACTGCATCGTCGTCGCCCACGCCGCTCGGATCTTTTCCGACGCGGTCATGTTGGCGTCCTCGTACGCCTGCATCGCAGTGATCCCCTGCGAAAACAGATCGATAAGACCGCTCATGGTCGCGTCCATGATCTGCGATGTCATTCCCGATATCAGGCTCGTCGTCTGGCTATTTTTCTGCGCCATCTGTTCGGCTGCTTCGGCGGCGTTGGTCATCTCCTGTACGAGCCCGCACATGGCGTCTTCGGCGCCCGGCGTTCCCTCAATGATTGACAACAGCGTTTCGGCGTACCTATCGCGGAATTGCGTGAGTGTCTCAATGGGCAATCCGTTGACGACGCCAGACAACTCCTCGAGGGTCATTTTCGCGATCGACCCGCTATTGATCAGGCCGTCGAACTGCGCCATGCCTGCGGCGAATGCTTCGCCTTGTAGCGAAACAACCAGATTGCCCATCGCGTCGGCCGCGGACTGCACGTCGGCCGCGGTCTGCGTTCCGAGCTCAGCGAACGTCAGCGTCATCCGGTCGATGCTTCCGGTAACTCGGCTCGCCATCTTTTCGGATGCCGCTCCAACGCCGTCGTTGCCGTTCATGCCCTGCTGCAGCTCCTGCAGCTTGCCCGTCTGCGACGCGATCTCGGCGTCGAGCATCTGTAGGGTGTCCGCGAGATCACCGGCCGACACTCCGGCGCCGTCCTGCGACTGCGCGGCAGCGGCCCACTCGTCGCGCGCCTCCTGCAGCGCGGCGATGTTCGCTCGTGTCGCGTCGATCTCCTGCTGTATCGCAGGAATGCTGGTGACCTCGATCGTTTCGGCGTTCGCAACGATCTCGTCGCGAAGATTGCGCATCGACGCGGCCTGCGCCTCTGCGTCGCTGATGGCGTCAAGCGCGGCCTGCTTGTTGTCCTTGCTGGACTGCCGAGACTCGCTGGCTATGGTGTTCGCCTGCTTGATCAGGTCGCCGAGCAACGCAGTCGTATCCTGCGTGCCGAACCCGAGTAGCTCCATGCCCTTCGACATGGCCCACAGTCCGCCGACGCCGACATCGACAATCACCGCGCCGAGCGTTTCGATATTCGCGATAAACCAATCCGACGCCGAGCGCGCACCGAGATACGCAGCCTTCGTGTACCCGAGCCCCAACACGAGCGGCGCCAGCACCTGGCCCGCGTGTAGCACCGCGCGGTCGACGATCGTTAGGCTGTAGCTCTGAGCAGCCAATTCGCCGTTGACCTCACGCATTTTGTCGGCGGCAATATCGAGTGCTGAGTTGAGCATCTTGCTGCTGGTGACCCAGCCGCCGACGGCCTCGCGTGAGTCATCGACGAGGTCCGTAATGATCTTGATCCGGCCCTCGAACCGCTTGGCTTCGTTGTCAGCCAACGACCCAAAGCGCTCGGCCATGAAGTCGATCGCGCCGCCGTTGCGCAGTTGCTCCTCGGTCATGTTGCGCAACGCGGGTAGATACCGCCCGAGCATGTTCACGTTGCCGTCGAGCGACTGCGCAAGCCCGCGCATCACAGTGGTCTGGTTGAGTCCGATCGCTGCGGCCCCGGCGGCGGCAATACTCATTTCGTCGAGCTGGTCGACGTTTGCGCCAAGCGTGAGCGCCATCGCCTGCTGTTGCAGGATCACCTCGTCGCCGACGACGATTTGTCCTTGCAACGCCGTAGCCTGGTCGAACAGCGATTGAGCAACCGCGTCGCTGTATTGCCCCGTTGCCTGCAGCGCGGACACAAGGCGTGAGTTCGCAGCGGCCTGCGCGTTCGCCGAAGCGACCGACTTTTCCATCTGATCCCACAACCCGGTAACGACGCGCCCGACGTCCTGGATGATGTGGGACATATCCGTGTAGCTACGGACCAGCTTGCCGACGTTGCCTTCGGCCGACTCGACACCGGCCTTGGTCTCGTCGTCGAACTGCGCCTCTACGCGTACGACTTCATCGGCCGACATGGCTGCGCCTCACCCCCCGCCCGCGTCCACCGTGCAGCGCATCGGCCTCCAGCTGCTTGCGCTGCGCCTCGGCAGCCGCCTTGCCGCTGTCGGTGTTCGTCTTGGCTGTCGCGTGCTGCATCTCCTCACGGATGATACGGGACATCGCCAGGGTCGTCACGGGCCAATCGTCGATCGCGCCCGCGCACACGGGCACGTGCTCGGACTGCGCATCCCAGTACAACTGCAACAACCCGGTCACCTCGCGATCCATGTCGGCCCACGCGCAGCGGTACCATTCGTCGGGCTTGTTGCCCTTCGGATCGTCCGGCAGTCGCACCGTGAACAGCGGATGCCGTGGCGTTTTCAGCCCGTCGCAGTTGCGCCGCCCGTCGAGCAGCGCGCGTTGACACGTGCCACAGCGCCACTGCTTCGCCTGAGCATCGCTCAGGAGGAAGCGGACGGCGCGTCGGATTCCCCCAGGCGGATCGCCCCGTACGTCATTCCTGCGATCGCGTTGACGAGGGCAAGCACGTACGCCGCGCCCTCCTTGCCGGCGTCGTCGGTGAGCAGGCGCCATGGCTCGTCGATGTCTCCGCCCTTGACGCCGGTGTAGTTCTGCAGCTGCCGCGAACAGGTCATCAGGATGTCGCGTTGCAGCTCGGCAGTCTGCCGCCCGGTCTGCGCCAGCAGCGCATGAAGCGACGGCGACAGCGGCCGGATCTGGCATCGCACCGCGTCGGCGCCCGTGTTGCCCTTGATTTCTGGGGTGTAGTCGGTCCATCCATCGAGACGTGTTGCCTTGACTCCCATGGTGTATCTCGCGCTTTCCTTGTCTCGCAGTGGCGAGGCGGGTCCGGTCGCGTACTAACTGCGGCCTCGCCCGCCCCGCCTGCGCGAGACGCTAATCGTTGGTGATCGAAATCTCGTCCTCGCCGCTGCTCGATGCCATCGCGCGACCGGTGAACGAGATCACGCCCTCCTCCTGGTCGGGGTCCGGGATCGTCAGCGGCACGACGTCGAGCTCGCAGTATGGCATCGCGAACGTCCACCGGTCGCCGCCGGCCGTGTCGGACCCGCAGATCAGCGACACAGACACCTGATCTGTGAACCGGCGCGCCACGTCGTACCAGACGCCCATATCGCGGCGCCACGGGATCCCGACGCTGAACGTCACCGCGCGGCGCAGGAAGAATCCGTACGTCGCGCGGTCGTAGCCCCATCGCCCGTTGTGCATCTTGAGGTTGTTCGAGATCGTCAGCGAGAAGCTGTCGTACGCGATTTCGCCGCCGTCGAACTTCAGCGAACCGACGAGCGCCGTCGAGGGGTTGCCTGCCGTGGTCGGCGTCGGTCGCCACGGCAGCAGTTCGGCGTCGCTGTAATCGGCAGTCAGCACCTCGCCGACGCCGAACGTGATACGCCCGGTGGTCGTGTTGACATCGGCAACGGTGAACCCCTCGTCGGAGTTTGTGCCGTCGTCGACGCTGATCTTGCTGTTGACGTCGACCTGCTTTGCCATTGAGGCCGTTGTGTCGACGTAGTTGTTGCCGGTCGTGCCGTCGCACAGGACGGTGTTGTTGAACGTCTGCCAGACGTTCCCGCCCTTGAACGCACAGTTCACGATGTCGGTGAAATCGAACGTCGCCTCGTTGACGATGCAGCCGTTGAGATGTTGCGCGCCGACGTACACCGATCGGCCCATCTGCAGCGACACGGGGCACTGCGTCTTCGCGGGCGTCCATGCAACCGACGTCGCCGGCGTGGTGGTTTGCGTGCCGAGCAGGCCGTACAGCAGCGGGGCCATGTCCGGCGCGGTGCCTGCGGTGCCCGAGCCCATCAGCTCGGTCTTCACCTCCCAGTCGCACGACTTGCGCATCGTGTAGCGCTCCAGCTCCGACCTGGTGTCACGCGTGCTCTTGCGCACCTCGCGCGGCTGCGTCGGGTTGAACACCGAGCCGAGCACGGCAAGGCCGTCGGTGGCGGCCCAGTCCTGATAGGTGTTCCACGCGGATTCGACCGCGATGTAGAACAGCTGCTCGGGCCCGAGCGCGAAGGGAAGTTGTGTACTCATGATTCACCTCTCACTGGCTCGACCGCGAGCCGTACCATCGTGTGTCGAGCATGACGCCGCACCATGCGTCGTCGGCGTCCGGGGGGCGTCCCTCGCTGGCGTCAAGGTCGCGAGGCAGGCACGACACGCACTTACCCCCGAGCCTGATGTCTTCGGCGATCGCAAGCGTAATGTCGCCTCGGGCGTCCTGGCTGTACTCGTCGATCTGGTTCTGTGTCTTCGCCGTGCCGTTGGTGTTCTTGCGCGGGATGTAGGCGTGCACTGCGATCTTGACCGTGTGCCACGACCGGCCGCCAGGGCGCCACTCGACGTTGACTGGCTCGACGCATCCCACGCAGATCAGCGGGCGATCCGTCTCGTCGACCTGGTTGGGCATCAACAGCCCGCGCCTGACGGTCCATGCCTGGTCGTTGGCCGTGTCGCCTGTCGAGTAGCTACCTCCGCCGTAGTGCGTGCTTGCCACGTCGATATCGCCGAGTTGCGTCACGATCTGATCGAGGATCTGATCGAGCTGGTGCGCGGCGGTCATGACGCACCGCCCTCGGCCCGAGCTGCCTGCTTCGCCTGCCGTATCGCGTATGCGATGCGACTACGGAAGTACGGCGCTGTGCGCTTGGCGATCTCGGTGAGGTAGTGCGTCGCGGGGATCTCGGTGGACATCACCAGCGCGTACCACGCCTCGCCCGTGCGACGGTTGATCAGCACCGCGGGACCTGTTGGCGACGTCGACCAGAATAGGCCCTTCTCGAAGTCGCGCGGCCACATGCCGTTGATGCGCAACTCGTCGAGCAAGGGGATTGCCAGACGCGACACGGTGCGCGGGAGGATGGTCCCTCCGTAGTGTTGGATCTTGGCGTACGGCTTGCGCGAGCCGGCCGACACGACAAACTTGGAGCCACTTACGACAACGTCCGTCTTGCGCCAGTCGGACCCCATTCCTCCCGCCTGATGCGTCTTGAAGCGCTCGGCGATGACCTGCTTGCCGAACCGCTCAAGAGCGAGACCTACCGCCTGGCCGGCCTTGTTGACTTCCGCTGGCCAATACCGCCGCATACGCAGAAACACTCCATCGTCCGGGGTTCTGTGTATGCGGATTTTCAGCCCGCCGTACGACATCACATCCCCCACGCCGTGCCAAAGTGGATCGGTGTGTAGGATTCGAGCAGCTCTTCGACGATTTCGGGCATCTTGCGGTTGTCGTACGTCACGGAACCGTCGGCGGCGTTGGCGGACCGGATGCCCTGGCGGCGGTTTTCGGTGCGCGTCTGTAGCTGCCTGACCCACTCGTACAGCGCGAGCACCAGGTCGTCGGGCACAGCAGCGACGGTGGCGTACCCGGGCTTGTAGACGACCTGCACCGTGTCGTACCCCTGCGCCCACACGCCACCGCCGGTCGACCACGAGCTGATCTTGTAGATTTTGCCCGTCTCAGCATTGAAGCTGTAGTAGTCCGAATCGACGAGGCTGTCGCTGTCGTAAGCGCGCGGTGTGTCGACGTTCTCGTGTACCGTGGTGATCGACTGCACCGGCCGCTGCCGTGTGTAGAAAAACCCCGTCTTGCCGTCGCCGTCCTGCACCTCTGTCACGTCGGACGTGTTCACCAGAGTGACGCCGCCGGTGTGCAGCCGAATCTTCTTCTCGATGCTGTCGAGTAGTTGATTCAGCAGCGCGTCGGCGGTATCAGCGCTGATGCTGTAGTGCGTCTTGTAGGCACTCAGAAAGGCGTGGTCGGCCACGGGCTAGCCCCTCTCGCGCACGGGGCGATCCCGCGCTACTGGTTGTCGTCCCAGTCGATGACCAGCACGAGCAGGTCGTGACCGGTCGTGTTCGTGGTCGACAGCTGCATGTTGCCGGCCGAGGCCATGGTCGCTTCCTCGGTGTGATCGACGAGGACCCCGGTGTTGGCCGTGACCATCTGCACGCCGAGGATCGTCGCGTTGACTCCGATGTTGCGCGCATCGGCGTCGACCAGCGTGATGTTGGTCGCAGCGGTCGTGCCGTCGGCGCGCAGGAGCTTGATGTTCGGGATCGCCCGACGCGTGATGTTGAGAATGTGCCGGCCGAGATAGCGCTCGACCTGCCGCTTGATGACTGCCCGGGTCGACATTCTGTGTTCCTCCTCGTGAGGCGCGGGTTGCCGGGTGGCGCGTGCCACCCGGCGATGCCCGGACTATTCCAGGTTGTAGAGGTAGCCGACCGTCGGCACGCTGGCCGTGGTGTCGTACTGCTTGAACGCGACGCGCTCGGAAGCGACGATCACCTTCTGGTCGGTTTCCTCGCGGTCGACGACCTTCATCTGGAAGGCCCGCCGGTCGCCGACGATCCACCGATCCTTGTTCACGAACACGAGGCCGGTGGTGTCGTTGTCACCGCCGTTGGTGTTGATGCCCGAGGTGTGCAGGTTGGTCGGGAACTCGTCGGACCAGTAGCACTGATACCCGTCGTAGGTGTCGTTGCTGGTATCGAACCGGTCCTCCTCCATCTGGCGCAGCCACTGGCGCGCCTTGGGCGGACCGACGATGTAGACGTCGCGGGTCTTGGCGCCGTACTTGCCCATCGCGGCAAGGACCTGCGTCATCTGCGTGTCGGTCGGACGGCCGTTGCCACCGTCGACCCGCGCGATGTTGCTGGTCTGGTCCATGACCGCGCCGCGGAACCCGAGGAACGCGCGCCGGCTGTCGGTCGCGTTGCCCGACGCGCTGTGCACGTCGTAGTCCTGGTGCGTGGCGTTGGTGTCACCGGAGATGACCGCCTGCTCGTACCCGCGCTGCGCTGCCTCCTTGGCCTGGGTCTGCAGGAACGGGATCCACGGCACGACCGAGTTTTCGTCGACCTCGTTGCTGAACACCGTGCGGAACCCCAGCTTCACGGCGGACAACTGCGGCGACATGGTGTTCGGGTCGACGGCCGTGAAGAAGTTCGTCTCGGTGTGCGTGTTGTCGCCGGTCTGCTCGGACAGCAGCCGGGACTTGACCGCCGTCCCCGCGCCGGGCAGCTCGAACGTGTCGCTGGTCATGCGGACCGTCGGGTGACCGGCGTTGTAGATGAACACGTCGGTGCGGTAGTCCTCGATCAGCGTGCCCGAGAAGTTCGTCGGCATGAAGTCGGCGCCGCCGCCGCTCGCGGCCGTGTCGAGCGCCTTGGCGATCCACTGATCGGACTGGCCGACCTCGCCGAGGAACGACTTCAGCAGGCGGTGGTACTCGCGCCCCATTGGGGTGTTCTTGAGCATCCACAGCCACGCTTCGTTGTCCCCGATCTTGCGCTCGAGATCGGTGCACTTGAACAGCATCATGCCGGCGTACACGTCATCGGCGAGCGCCTGCATTTCGGCAGTCAGGTCGTCCCTGCTCTTCTCGACGCGGGTGATGTGGTACGCCTTGGCGATCGTGGCCACGTCGTTGGCGGCCTTTCCCTCGTCGAAGATGAAGAACGGCACCGATCGCCCGCCCTTGTTCGTGGGCTTCATGCCCTTGACGACATCGGCCTTGATCGCCTCGAAGTCTGCGAGGTTGATTCCCATGGTGTGATCCTCCTGGCGGCCCTACGCCGCGCCGTCATCGGCGTCACCGCCGTCGTTGATGATGTCCCCGCGCAGCGCCTTGACCGTATCGAGCAGCAGGGTCAGCGCGGTGTCGTGGTCGTCGATGCGCTTCGTCAGCGCGTGCACCGTGGCGAGCGCCTCGGCGTTGTCGGTGCTGGTCCTGGACTTCGCGACGTGCTTGCTCAGAGCCAGGATCGAGGCGTCCGTGCTCATCGACCAGAGCGCGTCCATGATGGCGTACATGCGATCGCGCAGCTCGTCGATCGGCGTGTCGCTGCGCGCCATTTCCAGGACGCCTGACAGGGCCGACAGCACCTTGGCGCGCTTTTCCTCGGCGAGACCTTCGAGTATCCCGGCACCCGCGGGCGCCGGGTCGTCGGCCTTCGTCGGGACCGCGTCGTCGGTTTCGGCGCCGACGGGCTCGGCGTCGGGATCCGGCGCGGACTCGGCCACCGGCTCGGCGTCGGGATCGGCCATCGCGGGCGCCATCGATTCCATCAGCGACTGCAACGCCTTGGTCTCGGCGCTGAGCAACTGCACCACCTCGTCGGGCATGCCCTCGCCAACCTCCTCGGGAGCGCCCTCGGCGCCCTCGGTGTTGTCAGCGATCTGCATGCGGATCGCGGTCAGGTTCTCGATCGCGTTGTTGAGTACCTCGACCGCCGGATCGGCGATCGCCTTCGGGATGGCCATGTCCATGGTCTCGCCTTTCCGTGCGTGGAACGGGGTGAGGTTCGCGCCCCGCTCGACCAGTGCCAAAAACTCGGGTTCGAGCGCGATGATTTCCTCCGTCGATCGCAGCCGCTGCAAGATGGTCTGCAGCTCGTCGTCGGCCTTGCTGTCGCCGTAGTACGACCGGAGCACTTGCATCGTGATCGCGGTCGGTTGGGCTGATCTCATCGCAACTTCTCCGCGCCCTAGTGTCACGGGGATCGACGTTTTGTCATAGGGGTATTGGTGGCTGTGGGATCAGGTGATACCGTATGGGTGGAGATAGGATCAGATGAACGCAAATAGTCACCTGATGCTGACCACCGAAGAGGTCGCTGACATCCTGCGGGTCAGTGCGTCGACGCTGCGGCGCTGGCGCAGTCAAGGCAAGGGGCCGCCCTTCGTGCCACTCGCTGGCACGGGATCGACGGTGCGCTACAACGAAACGGAACTGCGCAGATGGATGCGCTCCGACGATTATGGCTTGTCGCCGGTTACTTGCGGCAGGTGAACGTCGGCGCTACACTAGGTTCTACACGTCGTTCGACGTGATCCGTTGTCGCGGCCCCCGGTGGGTAACTGCCGGGGGCCGTTTCGCTTGGGCTACTACGGCACGCTCCATGCAACATCGCAACATCTCTGCGGCGTCTGGCGATACGACGCGCTCTCGCGGATCGAGCATGTGCACCTTGCGGAGCCCTGTCACGAGGCCACCGGTGGCGAACATCGATCAGCCCTCGTAGATACGCGGGTCGGGCCAGGGCAGGTTGGCAGCCTCGTGCACCATGTCGACGGCCTTCTGCAGCGCCGTGGGCGTGATGTCTGTGGCCTTGCACAGCTTGGCCACGGCAGCGCGGCGGCTGTCGAGATCGGCGGTGTCGTCGCCGGCGAGGCCGTCGAACATCTTGCAGATGGTCCGCGCGGCGGCCGTGTTGATGATAGGCATGGGATCTCCTCATGGGGTGTTTCGTCCGACAGTATCACTCGATTCCGTCGTAGTCCACGGTGGAATGGTCGACGA